ATTCTATTTGAAGTACCAACTACATCAATAACTCCTGATGAGAATGTTAAACCATCTCCAGCAACTGAAGAAGCAAGTTCTACGTTGTCTGAAGCAATTTGAAGACCATTTGCAACATTAACTTCTAGTGTATCACCGTTTTTACTTAAACCATTTCCAGCAATTAAAGTACCTGAAGCAGAAAACAATGTAAAGTTTAAGTCTGTAGTATCTACTGTAATTGTTCCATCAGTTGTAAGTACAAAACCTGTATCAGAGTTAACTGAACCTTGTTCAACAAATGTAAACATTCCTGAAGTAACTTCAGCATCAGCATCCACATCAGTAGCTCTAGTCCAAAAAGATGATGCAACAACGTAAATACCATTTTCACTTGCAGTTGTTTGATCTTTAACAAGAATCCTATCACCAACTGACAGAGCAACTCCATCAACTGTTTGTGTTCCTGAAAGAGTAATGTTTCCAGTTGTAGCAACTTTAACAGATTGTTTTACATCAAGTCCTGATCTAGCAGAGTCAACGTATGCTTTGTTAGCTGCATCAGTATCAAGTACTGGTGTAGCAATATTGGCAACTTGAAGACCATTAAAGTCAACACATCCTGTTGCTGAATTTATTGATAAATTATTAACAAGAGATGAATTACAAATTGCTGAACCATTTATGTTAATATCATCAACATCTAAAGATGTTAAACCAGCAACATCTGTTGTTGTTGCACCTGGATTTAAAGATGAAGAACCAAGTGTAATTGTATTTACAGCAACAGCACCTGATGTAACAGTAAAGTCAGTTGAGTCAAAAGACGCAACACCTTTGTTAGTATCAGAAGCATTTTCTCCTGCAACAGTTATTGTTGTTCCAGTATGAGTAACATCCATTCCTTCTCCACCCAATACTGAGAAAGAGTGTGAAGATGGTGTCATTGCACCACTATCTGTTGTAACAGTTTTAACAACTGTATCTTCTAGTGAAACAGCACCTAATGAAACATCAAAGTCAGCAGCTAAAAAAGAAGCAATACCTTTATTTGTATCAGAAGCGTCTTCTCCAGAAATTGTGGTTGTTCCAGCACCATCGTCATAAACTACATCAATACCTTCTCCAGCTTGTATTTGTCCGCCAGAAATATCTTCAATGTATTCTTGTAATGATGTTGAAGCATCTGTGTAAATGTTTGTTATAATTGATTTACCAGTACCATTTGGTGTAATTTCTATATTACCGTTTGTGTCTGTTGATGATAAAATTCTACCGTCTAATTTTAAATTATCTACATTCCACTCATCAACTTTTTTATTAGAGTCTACAATAACACCTGACTCAGCTGTTACTGTTCCGTGTGCGTGGTCTAAAAGATTTGTAAAATATTCACCACCAATTTCAATTGCTGAATTTGATGTTGAAGTAGGGTCACCTATAAAAAGTCTATAACCATTACCACCTGCACCGTTATTGGTTGCGGATGTGTCATAAACGTAAGCCAACTCTCCTTGATTTAAACCACTAGGAGCAGTAGCACCTGTAGTTCGTTTTATTTTGATTATTGTTGCCATTTATTCTCTCTCCTGTTAAAATGTGCCACCGTTTAATATCAAATCACCACCAGTATCGGTTATTATATCATTTCTACTTGTCCATTTTTTAGTATTATTGTCATATTGAAGTAATGCTCCATCGGCCAATGATGTCACATCTACGTCTTGTAATCTGTTTAATTTTGTTGTAGTTGCGGGAACGGTTACGGAAACCTGTTTAGGACCCGCTGCTGTTGTTGCGTTAATTTTTGCTGTTACGTTTGCCATATACCCTCTTTTTATACAAGATACTTATATTTATATATTTATATAATTAAGAGGATATATGTTGAAATTTATTGAATTAATTTGCTGTTTTTGCGTCAGCAGCTGTTGCTACGTTTGACGCAGTTGCGGCACCATTTGCAGATTTAGTGTCGTCTTTTTTTGCAAGTTCTTTTTCAATTTTATCGTCATAATATTTTGTTAGAACGTCAATTTTCTCAACTTCTAACACGTGTCTAACTCTATTTGCTTGTAAATCTTGTCTTACAGCAATAGCGTTTAAACAATCACCCGATAATTCGTTTTGTTTGTACTCTTTACCATTGATAAAGATACTTGGCACCTGAGGTGCAGTTTCAGTTTTTTGTGTATTCAATTCACTACTCATTTTAATTTACTCCTTAACATATGTTATTGTTCATTTATTTATGTAGTCACGTTAGGTCGTACGGTTATAATTCCCTCTATGACTCTTGTTACCGAGCTGTCTGCTGTCAATGTTATTTCTACATCATAAACATATCTAGCAGGAGCGTCTAAAGCCGCAGTTTGAGCTGCAGTTAAAGATAGATTAATAATGCCTGTTGTTCTATCAGAATCTAATGTCGTTGTTATTGTGGTTCTTGTTCTTGTCGAAGTATAACCCAACGCCATTTTAGCTTCTGCTGTAAAACCAGTTAAATCAAATGCGTCTCCATTTGCGTCTTTTACTGTTACAGATGAACTAAAAGAAGCACCTTGATCTATCGTTAAATTTGCTACTGCTGCCATATTACTATTTATACAATTTTTATTAATGGTTTTGTATATTTACTCCATGTAGTGTAATATCCTTTTATAGAATTATTATAACTACTATCTTTTTTCATTAAATGTAAAGTCAATCCTATTTTATAAGATGCACCTTCATTATTAAAATCAGTTGGTGCATGTAATACCGAAGTGTCCTGAACTAAAGCATGTCTTGGTTCCCATTTTAAAATTTTTTCAATTGATAAACCATCATATACGGATATAGGTATATGTTTAGGCATTATAGTTTCTAATTTGTTTTTATCTTTGTTTGACTCATCTATATTTTCAACACCATAATCTTTATACGATTGTTTTTTTACAACATTATGATAATTAGGAAAGTTAGATATACTTCTACCATTCATAAACATTGTAGCATGGCCTCTATATCTTTGATTAAAAGTAACGTATAAACTTTTACTTGTTCCATTTAATTCGATAGGAATAATTATATCTTTATAAGGTCTATATCCATCAATATGAGTTACACTATCTGTATGTAGTCCATATGGTTTAACTGCTTTAAAAAATTGATCACCAACACTGGTTACGTCTGTGCTTATATCACTATAAAATATTATGTCATTTCCAAAGTGTTCATAAATTTTAGGTCTTATAATATCTGAAATAACTTTATACTTCATTGGATAAGTTATTCTGTAAATATGATTGTTTATACTTTCACCATATTGTTCAAATGCAATGTAAAAAAAGTCATTTAATATCTCTCTTTCATTTTCGGATATAAAATTATCTATAACATAAGAAGAGTCATATTGATCTGTAAACTTTTTTGTTTCTGAATTATGAATAATATCCATATCTTTTAATTCTTCGTCTGTAAATGGTTTATCAGTTTTAAGCTTGATCATTATAATAGTTTCTTTTATTTTTTGAATCCTCAAAACCTTTTACACTAAAAATTGTATTAGGATTCCAATCTTCAACTTTCTTAAAAAGTCTTATTGATATGTTTAATTTTTTCTTTGCACCTTTTAAATGATAGTTTGATGGACCATGAATAATAGCAGTATCTTTAACAATTGCATTTCCAGGTACATTTTTTTCAATACTTTTAACAGTCATACCTTCAAAATAAGTAGGAGAAAATCTATCACCAATATGATTTTCTATAAAGTCCCAATCAATCTCATTACCATTTAGATATTTAACACCATCTATATTATACGTTTCTCTTAACGCATTTGAATAAAGATTTAATCCTGTATCTTTTGATCCTTTTCTAAAATGTGTTGATCTTCTATAACATCTTTGATTAAAGTTATATGTAAATACTTCAGCATCGTTTTCTATCCACAAAGGTATTACTATATCTTTTTGAGTAAGCCATTTAGGAATATGTGTTATGGCATCTGTATGAGGTGCAAATATTTTAGTCTGTTCTATAAAAAAATCTGCTGAATGTGGATACTTATCACTATTAATTTGATTATATAATCTAAACTCACCAAAGTGTTTAGTAAGCTTAGGTATTAATATTTCTTGTACTTCATCATATAAGTGACCATTTTCAATATAAGAAAGATTACCTTCTTGTATATACCAACCCTCACTATGTCTATTTTTGTAATACCAATCTACTAAAAACTTTACTTCAGTTTTATCAAAAAAGTTTTCTATTTGATACACATCTTCCTCTGGAAAAATATTATCCCAAAGTGTTTCATTTGGATTATTAAAATCATTTATCATTTATTTTTATATCCTTAAAATATACATCATGTAAACCCATATGAAAAACTATTCTTTCAATTGTAGGTGCTTTGACACCATGAGCTACTTTTGTATTAATTACGGTCATGTTATTATATAAAACTTCAGTACCATCATCAAAGTATAAAGGTCCTGTCATTTCTGTTACTGGAATAACAACTGAACTTTTACTTAAAACATCAACATGTAAAGGTAATTCTCCACCTGGCAACACTCTAAAAAAATTACATCTCCACTCTTTAGGTCTTATTCCTAAATAGTTCCATATATTTTTTATTTCTCTTAATAAAGGTCTATCAAAATCTTTTATTTCTTGTACAAAAAATTTATTATTTTTCCAGGACATATATTCTTTATATAATACATTACTATCTTCCCATTGATCATTAATGTATGATTTAAAAAACTCTTTGTTAGTATTATAATTAGTTTCAATATAATTAGACATCTAAGTCCTCTTGTGTTAAAAACGAAATAATAATGTGAGCTCTTGTAGTTGTTCCTTTATTCCATGCACTATGTTTAAGACCTTGATTTAAAAACCAACACTCTCCTGGTAGCATTTTTTGTTCATGTTTTACACCATTTCTATCAATGACATGAAATCCACAATCTTTATTTGTTGTTAAAGGTATATGATAGCGTACAGAATAGTCAGTATTATAATCAATATGGTCACCAATAAAAGCACCTGGATCCATAACAGCAATTCTTGCTCTTGTATGTTCAGCTTTAAAACTTTTTAATACTTTTTCAAGGTATGTTCC